GGGAAGTTTTATTTCTATTTTACTTTATTTTTCTTGACATCATCGTAAAAGGGTGTTCTTTTAAGCATAGACAGCAACTTAGAAACGTGCGAAGTCCCCTCCATCCCTGATGAGCATACCGTGCGAATTCTGCTGCCTGGAGTTTGGAGCACGCGAAATGCTCTATCACCTGCCCCGTTGTAAGAAGAGGCCGAACAGCCGCAAGAGAGGAATGCAAATTGAAAGAAATTGCCTTGGAAAATAATCTTGAACTCCCTGTTTACGTCATCTGCGGCGCTTGCGGTGAACCAGTATCCAATGATTTAGTCATGGTTTACTGTCCTTGTGGCAAGCCGATTTGCTGCAACAATCTCTGCCATTGTGCAGGCGTCTGGGACCATCTGAAATGGTTCGCTAACGCTCGCTACTATGCGCTGTTTGAGAGATATGCCTTGGTTCGGAAGATCAATCATTTTCCAATATGGTGCAGAAAAACCATCCTCACGTTTTTACGAAATGTGAACAGAATGGACCCGATCTAAAATGCGGCCCGGACTTGGGCAGATTCGCCTCCGAGTGCCTGCCCTGTTCTTTTTCGGCCCTAACGCCGATAATGCTGGCTAAGAAACCAGCCAAAGAAAGAGGGGCCATGCACCACTCACTTAAGGTATGCACTGCTGCATGTTTGTTTTCACTTTTGCAAGTTCACGGCTCTTTCGCATTTGCAAAGAGCCATCCGAAAACGAAGGTTATCGTACTTCAAAACCTACCCACAACAACTTCGTACAACTGGGAGGTAGCGGGCCACGGTTCCATTTCATGCTATGGCATGAGTTGTTCGGCGTACTTCACTCCACCCGATGCGGGGACCGCAAGCGTTCACGGGGCTGTTTTGCCACTCCTGCTTCCCGATGCGAGCGTAGTTGTCGCGGAGTGTGTCGCAAAACCTGACAGGGCAGCATACTGGACGAGTGCAATCGCGGGCGTGGATGTCTCCACAATCTATCGCGATTGCCGCGTGCCCAATGCAGGCTCAACAATAGATGCGGAACTCGACGGCAGCAATGTGAAATTGTTTATGCGGCAATCTTCCGGGAGAGTCTTCAGTGAAACGTACCAAATTAAAGGTGTCTTGCAGCCAACCGATGCGTCAAAGATTGTCCATGACGTAATCACTGACCCTGCGCTCGCTAACCAGATCCGCGCAAACAATACGGAAAGCGATTCATCAGCGGCAACGTCCGCCTCGAAGAGTTGGGATCTCGCCTCGTCGGGGCACATTCTTACATCTGACGAAGAGTTGAACGCAGTAAAAAATGGCCAAGCATCGCTTTGCCTCATCGTCACCACCCCAACCGGCGCTGAGATTTACATTGACGGAAATAGTTCGGGGAAAACACCACAGGGCTTCAAATTGATGCGACACGGTGACACCCCTCGCGTTATCGCCATCAAGATGGAGGGGTATGTGACAGTCGAGAAAAGTTTCATACCCGATGGAACGGACATAGCAATTAGGCTGGACCTCGAAAAGAAGCGCCCATGACAAATGGCACAGGGTAGATACTCTATGTTCTTGGTATGAACCAAACAGCAAAAGCCCCACCACCTGATGCTCTAGGCAGTGGGGCATTTGCTTGTTCGTCTACAATGATGCAGGATCTCAAACTACGCTGTAGGTTTGCTCTGAAGGGAATGACTCTTATGGAAATGAAGCCTTGTTGCAACAAGTGCGGCGCTGATGACCTCATTGGGCCAGACGAAATGACAGACGAAAGCATTATCACTTGCGAAGCCTATGGGGCGGAAGTCGGCACGTGGGGAGAAGTCCAAGCTGCTTGTATGGCCTTTGCGGAAGAGAAGGCCGCACAAGACCTTCAAGGCACCTTGGGGCAGGCTTTTGAGCATATTGACGGCATCAGTTTCAAGAAGACGGAGGAATAGTGCCTCTGTCTCAAAAACGCAGGATTTGATTTTCATTGTGTCTCGTTTCTCAATTCTAAAGATCATCCCAACCCGCACCATAGACGCTTGCTTTGGGCTTTACGGGGATGATTACACGGCTGCGGTCTACAGGGGTCAACCCAAGTTTACTCAGGGCATTTATGAGCAGGGACACTTCGCCTTTGGTAATCAGTGTGCGTCTGTTGCGCTGCCGTGACATTAAATGAGTGACAATCTCTAGCAGGAATCTGTCTGCACTCTGAAGATGGCCTTCAGGCAATTGGGCAATCAATTCTGCCCAGATATTCTTGCGTGCAATCGAAATATGAGAAGGTGGCAGGCCGATTCCATCGGGGCAGGATGCGAGGTCAGTCCTTCCGGCATAACGACCGGGATGATTTTTCAAGCCCCCGCTCAATTTGAGAAGGGTCAAACTTTTCTTTCTTGCTGGCATTACTCCACCTTTTCAATAATGATTGCAGGGCTTTCTTGGCTTGCTAGCCTTGCCTTTTTTGCCGCTATTGCTTTTCTTTTACGGCTGCCTGATCTTCTCTTGTTTTTCCGTTCACAGTAACCAAGGCGAATAAATTTGAGAGCCGTCCCTAGCAGGATTTTCATGATCCTGCCTTCAACCAACACAAGACCGTCTGACTCAATGCTCTGGAGTACACGCACCTTGAGCATCATCGGCCTACCGTTAGAATCCAATTCGTTCGCCACGATCATTACTCCCCTACCATTGCGTTTTCAGATGCTTATCTAACGGCATACTCACGCTTGGATTGCTAAAAGTGCTAGCCTTGCTGCCATCCTGCGTTTTTTGCGTGCTTCCCCTTTCGGGTGAACGCGCTTGCACAACCCAGCCCTAATCAGCCTCAGAGCGGTCTTGAGAGCAACGCGGATTCGAGTTCCCTCTACCAGCACAAGCCCCTCTACCTCCACACTACGCAACGGAATGACCCCAATGGTAATCGGCCTGCCGTTTTCGTTTAACTCATCCATGGCTTCCTCGGTATCATTGCATTTTCAGATGCTTGTCTTATTGCATACTCACGCTTTGTTGTGTCGCCCTGGACTTCGATTGCAAACCCCTGCTTAATCCATACGCGGGCAGTGAGTTCTGGCAAATCGAGGATTGCGCCCGTGGGCAGACTGCCTTCGCGGTCTCTTGTGTTGATAATCTTGACTGTGATTTTCTTCATATATCCCGAATGAATTCTGAATGAAAAGGGCTGCCCCGCATTACACAAGGCAGCCCGATTCCTAGTTCTTAAGCGTGTTGAACAAGAGCAACGATTGGGTGTGTCCCGGCATCCGTGGAGAATCCACCAATGCGAGCGTAACCAATGAAGCCCACTTCGCCAGTGTCCGCATAGCGTTCATTCAGTCGCAGGATAGAAAGATCGCCCTGCACCTGACGGAACGTGTAACCGCTAGAGAAGTCACCGAACATCACAGCCTTGTTAGTAGCAGCGATGCTTGGCTGATACTGATTCAGGACCACGGGACGGCCTAACAGCATATCGAACGCACCCGCGTTAGGCGAAGGCTGGAACAAAGGACGGCCCAGCGAATCCACAACACCCATCAACGCAGCGCGAGTAGTCGAATTGAACACCCAAGACGCGTTATCAATGTATGCAGGATCGAGAGCACCATAGATGCTAACGAAATCCGCATAGCTGATAGCCGTAGGTGCCGCACTCGTCGCCCCGACCGTGGCACTCGTCACGATGCTCTGCACATTGCCAGAGGACGAACCCGCACTAATCATGCTGGTGACGCCACGCCAGTAACGCTTGCCGAACGCATCCCGAATAAATTGATCGAGGTCAAAGGCAGAATCCATCAACTCAGCAAGAGACACCTTCACAACGCCGGTAGAACAGAAGTCAGTCGAGGAAGTCAACCCGGAAAGGACCGGATCTGCCTCGGACACTGCCACGCTCTCACCAATCACCGCGAGAATGTTCGTAGTGTCATTCTCAAGAGCGACCTTCATAGGCGAACCAGTGTCAGTTTTCTTGACATTGAGAATGGTAGTCAACGCACCCCAGGATTTCTGAGCCTGAGTCAACAGCGGATAGAACGATTGCGCAATGAGTTGCGAACCGCCCGTGATGTTTCCGGCAACCGCCCCAGTTCCCAAGTCGCGCTGCTCAAGTCCAGCCGTGCGAATGAAGGAACGATTCTCCTCCGCAACCGCACCGTATCGAATGTATTGCTCTAGGGCGCGATGCTCGCCCGCTGCCTGCTCGTTGGTATCAGTGGCAGTGAAGCCGGGCTGAGAGCGGGGCGGACGGCCCGCAGTGCGCATCTCTGCGTCGTACTTGGCAGAGCGTTGGGCGCGTTCAATATCGGCTTCCAGAAGGTCAACGTCTGCCATCTGAGCATCGAACATGGTGCGGGTTTCTGCGGTAGGATTCTTCAGGAGCTTCTGTGCATCCTGCATAAGTTTATTGCGTTTGTCCTGCAATTCTTTAATAGACATATAATTTGCTGCTTTCTTGGAACAAAGTGGTGCAGGGACAGCAACGCGCTACACGCGCAAAGCCTCACTACGGCAAGACAAACGAATGCGAATCAACGCAGCGCGTCTGGTCTTGCGTATTCATTTGTTATGGGTCTTTACAGATGCGAAATGGCGACTCGCAAGCGAATCACTTACTCGCTGCAATGGGCAGAACGGCATTCAAGCCAGCATCACAGGGATGCTCTGCCCATTGCTAAAACTTGTCGAGTGTTAGTGGCTGCGCATAGCGAGAGCAAGACGCATATAGCGGCCTAAGTCCTCATCTTCAGGTACAAAGTTTCTGTCTTCTGAGCCATCTTGATTAGGGCAGCCTTCGCAATTCGGATCTTCGCAATTGTCGTTAGAGCAATTTTCGCAATCATCATCCAAGCATTCTGGGCAGTCACAGTCACACCCGTCTGCATTCGTGCGCCTAGTTAGTTTCAACTTTGCACGGAGTTCAACAGGGCAGGAGCGAATCGAGACGCTTGACGCTGTATAAGCCGGGAAGGAACACGGGCTGATTTCCGCGAGGTTCACAGAAGTCAATGTCCGCAAAACGTTCCCTTGTTCGTCACTCGTCCAAACGTCTGCATTCGTTGTGAAGCCGAAGGAAACGCCGGTCAAGTCCAATCTATCGATTGACTCAGCAAGTTCCATTGCGCTCTGCGTCTTAGGCAGTACACAACGGAACGTCAATCCCGCTGGACTGTCAACGAGTATTAGAGTTCCACTTGTACTGCGGCCCATGAGCAACTTTTGGTCGTGGTCACGGAGACACAAAACGTCTGCACCCGGTACAAGAGCACCCGCGAAGGCACCGGGCGCGATAATCTCTGTGAAAGACCCAAGGTCACAAGACCGCGAGTTGTATGGGATAGTGCCGGAGATTGTTCGCGTGCCATCCGTGGCAGTCTGTATCCTGAGTTCCTTTGCGGCGGTATATCTGATTTCATTCTTCATGCTGCCAGCTCTTTCTTCGCGAGCAATTCACTAGCAGCCCGGAATTTCTCAAACGT